GCCATGCGGAAGCGGTCCCTCGGCTATCGCCTGCTGGCGGAGGCGGAGGACGAGATGGCTTCGGCCAAAGAGATTCTGATGAAGACGAAAGGAGAAAGAAACGATGGGAACCCGGAAGGTTAAAAAGAACGAGCTCGGCAACCGCTACGGCATGCTCACCGTCGTAGCGGAGTACCCCGGCACGAGCAGCGTCGGGGCCTATTGGATCTGCAAGTGTGACTGCGGCAACGAGATAGCCGTGCGTGGTCTGTCTCTCCGCTCCGGTTCGACCCGATCCTGCGGGTGCTTCCGGGCGATGCCGCTGGATGAGCGGAAGATGACCGGACTCAAGCCCCACGGGAAAGAGCGGGTGATCGTGAATGCCTGAGTATATCGAACGCGAGGCGGTGCTTGAAATGCTCAAGCAGGAGTGTTCCCCGATGGTGTTTGCGCATCTTGCCGATCTGGTGAACGCCATTCCCGCCGCCGATGTGCGGCCTGTGGTGCTGTGTAAGGATTGCAAATGGTATCAGATAGACGAACTCAAGAAAGACGGCACAGAGGATAGACGCTATAAGCCGAGCGTTTGCGTGTTGGCTGAGCAACGGCGCGATCCGAATCACTTTTGCGCTGACGGTGAAAAGAAGGAGGAAAGCTGATGTATGACGAACTGATTGCGGAACTGCGGCAGCATCATTGTGATGCTAAAGAGGATGATACACAAGAAGTCTGCGAAGAATGTGCTTATGATGTGATTATAGCGGACGAAAGCGTACCGAGCGGAATCGCAAGTGTTTGCGTGTGTGGACTAATGAACAGAGCCGCCGATGCAATCGAGGAACTGAGCAAGCCGAAGTGGATTCCTGTGACGGATCGGTTGCCGAACGGTGAAGCGGAGCGCTATCTTGTCGCGGCCCCTTTGATGGCACTTGGATTGCGGGTATCAATCTGCTATTACGCCGATAATCTTGAAGAAGTTGACGAGTACGACTTCAAAGATGAGAAGCGCGGCGGGTTCTACGGGTACGACGATGAGTACGGATATTACGAAAAGAGCGGTGTGCAGTATTGGATGCCGCTACCAGAACCGCCGAAGGAGGAAACATGATGTGGTACGTTTACAGTCTGCATATTAAGAGCGGAAAGCAGGAATGCGTTAACCGGGTGTATGACACGGCAGAAGAAGCTATCCAGCATATCCGTCTATGCTACAACACGGACAAGGATTTGCGGCAGTTAGGTGAATACTACTATTTTCTGAAACAGCGGTGAAGGAGAAACCATGATGGGCGTATACATCAAGGGCATGGAGATGCCTGATAGCTGTTATTACTGCCCATTTGCAGACGGAGTTTGGCAGAAAAACAAACGCTGTCTTATCAATGGGAAAGAAATGCCACGAGACGGGAGGGATGTACAGCAGAATCATATCAACTGTCCTCTTATCGAAATTCCACCGCATGGTGATTTAGTGGATGTGGATGAACTTTTGAAAAAGAAATGGCCGGTGCTTTGGAATGGAGAGTCATTCTATGTCGTAAATGCTGACGATTTAATTGAAGCACCAACGATTGTGGAGGAAGAAAATGGCGTTTGAAGATTTGGCTTTCAAACCACCTATTCATGCAATCAGAGTTAAGACGTGCGGTAATGATTGGACAACTGATTGTGATGCTACAACGGCAGCAGACAGGATAAGAGGATTTGCGCTTGATTCTGAGGGGGTAAAAGTCTACAGACGGGAACGAGATATACACGGAGAATATGACAATATCTATGTTCCGTATTCAAATCTTGAGGCATTGATTTTCTATTTCAATGAGCCGACAAAAGAAGGTGAATCATGAGCGTTCTTATTAAAGGCATGGAATTACCGGAAAGTTGTTCAGACTGTGCGGCCCGATATGAAATGTTCTGCCCGCTACGGCATCGTTTCATTGCGGACGAAGGTAGGAGAAAAGATTGCCCGCTTATAGAAATCCCGCCGCATGGGAGACTGATTGATGCGGATGTGCTGAGAGCGAGGATGTATCACGAAGCGTTTGAAACTGATACGCCAATGCAAAAGTGGGATAGCGGTTGCTGGATTCGCTACAAGATGTTTGAGCTAATGGAAGAAACCTCTCCCACCATCATCCCGGCAGAGGAGGGCGAGACATGAGCAGTTACAAGCTGGTTATCCCGCCTATGACAATCCATATCTATGAGGATTACCCCATGCGAAAGAAGCCTGTCATGGCGGTCAGCTTTGATGGCGAGAACTGCCTATACAAAGTCGCATCGTTCAACGACGAAAAGACAATGCGATGGTTCATTGAGTGCCTTGACGATGCGCTGAAACAGGCAAACATGAGACGATTCCCGGCAGAGGAGGGCGAGTGATGAGCTGGGACTATATCGTAACCGTGCCAGAGTTTATCATCAGCAAGCAGAACGCGGAGAAGCGCCCGGAGCCGTCTGTTGACTGCATCCAAAGGGCGTCTATGGCGAACTGCGATCTGGCAATCTCCCTCATGCACAAGCTGGAGATGGCGCTGAACGCGCTGGGAGGGTGACATGAACTTCTTTTCCATTCTCGCTGCTGTCGGGCTTCTGGCGATTGCCGGATGCTGCGGGGTGGCGCTTGGGATCATCGAAAAACACATCATGGAGGACGACCGATCATCACGAAACGAATAATATCCGCCGCCCTCGCGCTTCTGCTCCTGACGACCCCAGCGTCAGCCGAGCACGTCACCGAGCGCAAGAACATGGAGGACGAGGCTTGGCTGTGGGAGGAGCTGTCGCAATACTCCCCATCCGAAGTCGTGACCGCTGGCATTCTCGCGTACTTCTGGCGGGAATCGCAGTACCGGAGCGACGCCGTGGCCGGTTGGGGCATGAGCCTCGCCGGTTACGGTATCGACCTCTGCGAGACTGTCACCGAGCGCACCGACGCTGGCCTTTCGGACGGCAGCTCCCGCTCCTGGTTCATCAAAAAAGCCCGCCGCCACGGAGGCTACGGGCTGGGGCAATGGTACCGGGCAAGCTACGTCGAGGATCTCTACGACTTTGCCCGGGAGTGGGGCACGTCCATCGGGGATGCGGAGATGCAATGCGCGTTCGTCTTCCACTCCCTCAAGCAGGGCAAGACGCTGTGGAAGAGGCTGAAACGATGCAAAGACCCGGAGAAGGCCGGGCGGCTCATCGCCATCTACTACGACGGCTCACAGACCGCCGCCCCCTACATCGGCTACAAGGCGGCAAAACTCTACGACAAGTACACAGACTGAGAGGCAGGGCAAACCCCCTGCCTCTTGCTTTACTTTTTGACGCCCTTGTCGAAGCTTGTCTTCCAGCCATTCGCGTTGCCCAACGCATCCCACAGAGCGCGAAGCATATCCTCGTCCCCCTTGTGGTTCTTGTAATAGGCTTCGATCTCTGCCTGCGTGATCGACCCGTTGGCTTTGTCCATCGCGTCGATCGCGTCGGCGATCTCCTTCGCCTCCTCCGGCGTCTTGCCCGTACCGGCTATGATCGTCTCGGGCCGTCCGCTGTTGTAGTCCTGCCAACTCTTATTGCTGTTGCCCTTGTTTGCGTCCCAGAGCGCGGCCTTTTGCTCGTCGGTGTAGTCGCTGCTCGACAGCCAGTCGTAAAGCTCATCGTTGCTCAGGTTCGCGTCCCGGTTCACGTTAGCGCTCTTCTTCCCGCTGAGATAATCGACAAGGTTCACGCCGGTGTCAAGGACTTCCTGGACCTTATCCCATTCCTTGTTGGTATAGGTGCCGCCTGTGGTCTCGAAATACTCTTTCTTGGCAACGTAGTTGGCATACTCCTTGACCTTGCTGATCATGTCGACCTTCTGCTGGTCGCTGTAATCGTCGTACTTGCCGCTCGTCAGAAGTTCGCCGATGTTCTCTTCGCAGATCCGCCCGTATGTTTCGTGCCAGGCGCGTTGTTCGCCCGTGTCCAGCTTGATTTTTTCGCCGCCGTAGGTGAAGCTCGTCGGGGCCTTGCGGTCAGGGTACACGCTCGCCTCTCCGGTGTCGACGTACAATTGTTCGAGTGCCGCGCTGGTCTCCGTCTGGTTCAGCTCGTTGATCGCGCCGGGCAGAACGAAATTGTTCAGGAAGCGCTGTAGTGCGCTGTCGCTGTACTCCCTCGGATTCCCGAAAACGTCCGTCTGCTCCGGCAGCGTTTCTCGAAGCCCGGGGATGTTGCTGACCAGGTTGTTGATGACCTGCTCGAGCTTGGTGTCTCCTTTTGTGTCCCGGAAATACAAGTCACCTGTTTTCGCTGTTTGCCCGGCAGGGGCTGGCAGCATGCCGCTTACTGCGTCGCCAACCAACCCAATTGCCGCGTCTTTGATCTTCTCGCCCGGCGTTTCGCCGGTGGAATACTGGAACGAATCAAAGACGTTTTTGATGTTGCCCATGACCGGCATTTCAAGCACGCCTTGGAGGGCGCCGTTGAACAGGTCGGAGCTGTACGCGCCGAGCGTGGCCTCGTCTTCCTCCGCCACCATGGACGCGATGGCCATAAACGCATTCATTGGTTCAAGCCAGCCGATGGACATAAGGTCGTCGCCGTCACGCCATGCCGCGCTCTCGCCGTTCATCGCTCGCATCCAGGCGTCGAGGTTAATCTGCACGCCGGATTTCCCTTCGGCGCGGTTCTGGAACTTCGCGTCCTTGTCTTCCTCGTCGTCCGAGTTTCGCACGATTCCAGTCCTGAACGCAGCAGCCAGAAGCGCGATGATGGGCACGCCAGCCATGCCGCGGGCCATGTCCATGACGGCCTGGTTCTGTTTGCCTGCTTCATAGGTCCCGCCCTTGATGGATTTGAGAACCTTCCCGAACTCGATGCCACCCTTGATGATGTTCGCCGGGGAGTATTCCAGGGCTTTGACAGCAAGGTTCGCCGGTACGCCGGGATAGGGATTAAGCATATCGCCTGCGCCGAACCCGCCCTGCCGCAGCGGACCGTTTACCGTGCCGCCAATGCCGATATAATTCAGCAGGTCGTGCAGGCCCTTAGACATTTTATAAGCCGTCCCTTTATTCTGAAACAAGCGGTAGTCAGCTGTCCCCTCCGCGATGGCCGACCGCTCTTCATCGGTCAAATCAAAGTTCGCCAGACTTTCGCCGATTGCTGCCTCAATTGATCCGCGGCTCGTCCGGTCGGACGTGGTGAGGGAATAGCCAAGAAGTTGCTCCCAGCGAGACATGAAACGCTCGAAGCCGCCCCCGTTCATCTTGAACGTGCGGTTGCTGGTGGTGCCGTACTTGCTGCCCTCTCCGTTCATGCTCACATCGCCTGCTACTTCGAGGATGCTTCGGATCATGGCGTCGTGAGCGCCATTCCTCGCTTTGGAGGAAAACCAGCTCCTGTCGAGGCCGACCTCGCGTTTGCCCGTTGCCTTGCTTGCAAGCCAGTCAAGCGCCACGCCAAGACCGTCCTGCGTCAGCGTGTCCTGCACGCCGAACAGCACGTTGCCGCCAATGTTGCGAAAGAAAGTGCCGAGTCGTGTTAGCTGCGCGTTGACCTGCCAGGTCTTGAGTTTCTGCCCGAGGCTTGCGTCGTTCGTTGCGTCGCTCGCCACGCTCATGAGCTGCCTCTGTGCATACTCCCGCAGCCAGTCAAAGTCTTCGACCTCGTTCAGCATTTTCTCAAAGTTGCCCTTGATAAACGTGCCTGTGCCGCGGTATTGGTTCAGCTTGAGGATGATTTCGCGTATCGCCGTGGTGTCGCCGTCCTCGACCGCGTCCATCTGCGAGGCAAAGTCATACAGGTCGTTTGTGATCCGGCTCTTCTCTTCCGGGCTGAGATTGTCAGCCTGGTCGATGATGTCCGCCGCATAGGTTGCCTGCCCGGCGGCGCTTCGCGTCCATTTGCTGAACGCCTGCAAAGCTTGGCCGCTCTTTGTGCCCCGGCTCTGCACGATCTTCGCCCATGCGTTAGCCGCGCTGTTGTCTCCTGTCCTTACCGCGTCAGCCTTTAGAATGCCGTAGATGGTCATGCCGGTGTCAATATCCGCCGCCGTCCACATGTCCTTGTCCATGAGGCCCTGCATCTCACCGTTCATGTCGGCCTTGACGCGGTTGACCGCCTCGGTGATCGTCTGCCGCTCTGGAATCGGCACATAGTAGAGCTCTTCCTGCTCTCCGCCCAGCTTCTCCGCCACGCCGGACAGGGTGTTGCTCTCGGTCTGGCTTCGCTTCTGCGCCGGTGTTCCCGGCTGCGTCAGTCCGCCGCCTCCGCTTCCCGGCGGTGCAGGTGGGGTGCCTTCGTTCTCAACTGGAACGATCTCGCTCGTCTGCGTCGGGGATGCGGGAGGAGTGGGCGGGGTGCCGTTGTTGTCGTTCTCCCCCGCCGGCTCCGTGATACGCTCCGCCGCGGGGATGCCGGTGTCCTCGTTCTCCACAGCGCCGGTGTTTCCGTTGACTGCATCGTTCAAAATGCCGATAACGGTATCCGGGTCTTCTTTCATATACGAGCAAAGTTCGGCAAATGCCTCCGGCCCTTCCTCGTAATAGGTTCTGTACAGCGCCTCAGCCGCATTTTCGCCCCAGCCCTCGATCATGGTTCGGGCGTCTTCGCCGAGCTCCTGCCGCGCCGCCTCGTTTATGGCGCTTTGTGCGTTGCCTCTTTGCTCTTCGCTGAGATTGCCCCACTGCTGCGCGGGAATATTGTTTTGTCGATGTAGTTGTACAGCTCCATCTCCGACATCGCTTGCAGCTCCGGTGCCAGCTTTTTCTGCTTCCACAGCTTCGCTATCGAGTACCGGATTGCCTTCTTCCACTCGTCCGCCATTGTCAGCCGCCTCCTCTTTTTGCCCCATTATATACGATTCCTGGCCGTGTGTAAACTCTTCCTGATCTCTTGCGTTTGTGCGCCTGGAATCAACGTCTGGCCCGCCAAGTTCCTCGCCGAGCGAATAGTAGCCGGTCTTTTCAAACCGTGCGCGGACGATCGCTTCCGCTTCTCCCGGCGTCAGCGTCTCTCCATCAAGAGCGGCCACGTCAATCTCGGTCTGCACGGCCTGCCGTATCCGGTAGCTTTCCTCCGTCTCACCGCCGAGTCTGGCTTTCTCTGCCACATAGTCGCTGTCCCGCGCAAACTTCGGGATAGTTGCGTCAGCGGGTTCGTAGCCGTTGGTCAGCATTTCATCGAGCATAAGCTCCACGCGCTTTGCCACGGCAACATTCTCCTGCCCCTCGTCGTGAATGATGCGGTTGCAGCCGTCGAGCATCTGCTTTCGCGTAAGCCCGTATCTTGCCATATAATCCCGTACAAGATTTGACGCGGATATTTGTGTCCCGCCGCCCTTCCGGACTCCCTTTGCGTCGGAAAGCAGACTGTACTGAAGGTCCTGTGCCAGCACCTCGGCCGCTTTTTTGTAATAAGGCTGCACCTCTGGGTTTTCTTGCTGGAACGCTTTTACGGAGCGCGATCCTAGGTCGATGCTACCGCGCTCGTCAATATGCGTGCCTGATGCTGCTTCGGGGCCTATCCCTTCGTCGCTGTTCATCACCCAACTGTTAAACGCCTGAGATTCGCCTGTGCTCGATTCTGCCGCCGTGGGCGGTGCAGGGATATCCCCCGGAAGCTCAGCGGCCTCCTGCGGCGCTTCTGCGGCCTCTTCCGTGGGGGTGGTCAAAATCTCCTCCACGCGCTGTGCCCGCTGTTCTGCCCTCTGGTCTTCCGCGCTCGGCCCTTCGACCGGCGCGGCCTGTCCTGTCACCTGTTCCGCGAGCACCTGCGTCGGGTCGAGCGGCGCGGCGGTCTCCTGCCCGGCGTTTGGATTGGCGAGCGCGTCCATCACGCCCTCCATCTGCTCGTTGACCCGGGCGCTGGCAGCATCCGCCTCGCGAGCCGCTGCGTTCTTCGCCGCGTTCTGCCCGGTGGCGATGCTCGTGCCGCCGCCCAGACCGCCGATAGCCGCGCCGATCAGGAAGTCATACAGCACGTCGCTGCCGTTGACGCTGCCGAACAGTTCGCGCAGGCTCTCGTTTTTGTAGATCTTCTCGGCAAACGGGGAAAGGATGTCGGAGATAACTTCTTCTGCGCCCTCGCCGCCAGCTCCGGCAATCGCCCGGAGGATCGTGCGTCCGGTGTCGGAGCCGGTCAGTTTGCGGATGACGCCTTCGACCACGTCGTCGGCAGCGCCCTTGCCGAAGATACCGGCCACGCCGTCGAACAGCTTTTCGGTCGCGACCTCGATGCCGCCTTTGGTGAGACCGTAGGCGATCTGCTGGCCTGTCGTTGCCCCGTCCTGCCGTGCCTCCTGCGCGGAAGCTCCGGCAGAGCGCAGGAACATGGCCCAAAGCCCGCCGAGCCCGGCGTCGTAGCCCATCTGAATGACGTTTGTCGCGATGTCCACGCCAGCCTGACCGAGCCGCCCGAGTCCCGCCTTTGCCTGCGCGAGGTCTTTTGCCGCCTCCTCGCCGAGCGAATCCGCGGCCTGCTGCACGGTATCGCCGAAGCCCTGCGCCCGCTGCATCTCGTCAGCCCACGCCTGCCGCTCCTCGTCCGTGCCGTTGCCGATAGCCGCCGCGCTCATTTCATCGGTGGCGTAGCCCGCGTACTGGCTGGCGTTTCCGGCGTTCTCGCCCAGCTCACCCATGCCGCGCACGGCGGTGCCGAGCGCGTTGACCGCGCCGGAGAGATACTGGTTCGTTGCGCCGGTGAAAGTATCCCGCGCCCGCCCGTTGTCGGTGTATGTCGTCGGGGCATTCCCCGCCGCTTCGTCTCCGGCTGTGAGCTGGTCGATGATCTCCTCGCGCCGCGCCTCGGCGGCGTTCGCCTCTGCCTCGTTCGTGATGAAACCGGAGTTGTTGTCGATCTCGTTCAGCTCGTCGATCAGGGCGGAGCGCCCGCCCCAGTCTGTAAAGGGCTTATAGTCGGCAAGGGCTTTGTTCGCCTGTGCCGCCTCCGCCTGCGCGCGGTTGTAGCTGTCCCAGTCCATCGGGCCCCACCAGGTCTTGTCCTGCGAATCCAGCTTCTCAAACGCGGCCTGTGCCTCGGTGGCGGCATTCTCCAGGGCCTTGCGCTCCGGGTCTGATGCCTCCCGCAACGCCTTCTGCTCGCTCAGATAATCGTCGAGTGCGGTGTTCGTGGGCGAGGCGCCGGTCTGCTTCGGCTCGTCCGGCTGTTCCTCCACGCCCGCGTCCGCTTCTTCATCCTGCGAGAAGGCGGCAAAGCCGCTCTTCTCTTCCGGTTTCGCCTCCGGTTTTTTCACCGTGCCGCTCCCGCTGTCCGTGAACTGCCGCACGTCCGCGGCTGTTCCGGCATAGGGCGAATAGCTCAGCGGTTTGACCGTCGCCGTGCTCTCCGCCGGGCGGTAGGGCAGTTTCTCCGGCTTCGCGGGCTCCTTCCCGCTGCTGATGTAGTTTGGCAGCTTCTCCGGCTCGTTCGTCAGGCCGATGGTCTCATGCAGCGCGTCGACGGTGCTCCGCTCGGGCCGCTGGTAGCGCATCGGCGCTCTCCGCTGCCACGTCTGCTGCGAGCCGGTGCTTTTCGCCTTGCTGCCTGTCTCGGTCTTCTGAGCAGACGCGGCGGGTTCGCTTGCCTTGCTCTGCTTTGCGGCGGGACGCGGCTGCTCCTGCTTCGGCTGCTGCTTCTGCTGCTCCTGTTCCTCTTCCTTTTTCCGCTTCGTCGTGCGCTGCATGCCGCTGCCCTGCATGCCGGACAACTTCCCTTTCGCCATATCGCGTCTCCTCGTGCTGTGTTATTTTGTCTCTCTGCGGCGGGCTTCGCCGCCGGTCGGTGTCGTCCTCGCCGCTGTCGCGGTCGGAGTCTGCGCCGCGCTTCTGACCGCGTTCCCGACGCGGGTACCGATAAAGCCGAGCGCGTTCCCGACAAGGCTTCCTGCCGTGCCTGCCGCCTCGGAAGGCGTGATCGGCGTAACGCTGCTCTTCTTTTTGCTGCTCCCGCCGTAGTAGCCGCCGCTGCTGGGGGCCTGATACCCGGGAGGATACACGCCCGTCATGCTGCGGTAACGCTCCGCGTCGATGGCGCCGGTGTTGTAGGCGAGGTCGGGATTCTGTGCGATCCATAGCTCACGCATCGCGCTGACGGTCTCCGGGCTGTAGCCGAGCCGCTCGTAGCCGGAGAAGTCCCCGAAGCTCGCCAGCGTCTGCGCGTCGGAAAGATTGCGCTCATAGCCGCGCCCCTCCTCGTTCCACGCACGGTTGTAGGCGGTCTCATCGGCATAGCGCTGGTCGCTGAGCTGGTCGCGCGCCTGGTTATAGGCGCGTTCGGCCTCGTTCCAGCCGCGGCTGTAGGCCCGCTCGTCCTCGTTCCATGCCCGCTGATACGCGTCCTGCTCCCGGGCATAGGCACGGTCCTCGTCCTCGATCGCGCGGCGGCGGTTGTACTCGTTCGTCATCGCGGCCACCTGCTCCGGGTTCATCAGCCCGCCGTAGCCGGAGAAGTCGCCGTACTGCGCGAGGGTCTGCGCCTGCTGCATCTGCCGGTCGCGGTCCTCGTTGTAGCCCTGGAGGAGCGCCTGCGCCTTCTGGTAGTCGGCATTGGCGACGGCCTGGTTGACCTGCGAGCGGTACGCGGATTCGAGGTCGGCAAGCCCGCGGGCCGCGGTCGCCTGCTCCTGTGCCTGTGCCGCGCCGAGCTGACCGGCAGAGCGGAGATAGCTGTTGGTCTGGGCGAGCTGCATCTGGGACGCCGTCCCGCTGTTCAGGCCGTTCGCCGCCGCCTGCACGTTGTTGTTCCGACGCTGCCGCTCATACTGCGCGCCGAGGTCGTTGAACTGCTGGCGGTAGTTCCCGGCGATCTGCGCCGCGTCCGCTTCCTGCTGGCTGCGCGCCCGGTTGTACTCTGCCTCCATGTTCGCGAGGTTCGCGTCCCGGTTCGCGTCGTACATCGCAGATACGGCCTGTCCCTGCGTGCCTTTGGTGTAGTTGTTGTAGGCGTCTTCAAATGCAGTCGCCATGTCTCTGCCTCCTTAACCTTCTACTTGTTGTCCTTGTTGTACTGTGCCGTGCTGATACCGACGAGCGCACCGATCAGGGTGCAGATGATGGCCGAAACCTGTGCCACGACCTCGCCGTAGCCCCAGCCGAAAATCTTGTCGAGGCCGACGTATGCGGTCGTGCAGGCCGGGAAGCAGATGAGCACAAGCCATTTCAATACATCGTAAACCTTGTCGCTGAGTTTCATAGTCTTTTCTCCTTTACCGATAAAGATTTTTGACGTCGGCCTTAATGGCCGCAATGTTCTCTCCGATCTCTGCGAAGCGTTCCGCGTAGCCGTTGTGGGTGTCGAGCTTCTTATCGACCTCTTTCATCCACATTTCGAGCTTCGCGTCCCGTACCGCATCGGCCTTCTGGCGCTCCACGTCCCGGTTCTTCATCTCTTCCGTGAACTTGAGCCGCTGCGACCGCGAGTTGATAAGCCCGACAATGATCGCAGCCACCGCAGAAAGCAGAGCTGCGCCGATTGTCGCCCATGCCGGATTCATACCACCACCCCCAGCGCTTTGAATGTCTTGGGCCCTGCGATGCCGTCCTGTGCCAGGCTGTTCTCGGCCTGATACGCCAGTACCATGTTCTTCGTCCGGTTGTCGAAGATGCCGGAGCATCCGCCCGGATTGTAGTCGTGGCAGAGGAGGAGCGCCTGCAGGAGCTGCACGTCCGCTCCGGTCATCCCAGCGCAGAGCACGCGGGGAGGCCAGAAAGGCGTGGCCGGTTCGTCAGTCTTGGGAGGCGTTTCTCCTTTCAGCTCGTTTCGGATCGCCACCGCAGCGTTCGCTCTCTCCTGCACGTTGTTGAACGCCGGGGCTTCGTACTTCACGCAGACAAGCTCGACCACTTTGTAAAGGTCTTCCTCCCCGCAAGTAGTGAGGTCGGCCCACAACGCCTTGTAAGCGGTTTTGAGTTCGTTCACCGCGAAGTCCACTTGCGCTTCTTCGTTGGCAACAGAGATGGAGTTGCGACGGCAGAACGTGAGCAGATCGCGCTTGCGGCTCCAAAACGTCCATTGGGCCAGACCCCAGCCTTTTCCGTCTCTGCACCATTCCTCGTCGCTCACGCGCCCGTTGTCGATGCGGGAGGCATAGTCCTTGGACTTGAGACGGTCGGCTTGGAAGTCTCCCTGAACGCGGCACGGTTCGCAGTTGCTTTCGCACTCCCAGTTGCCCATCAAGGCCAGCGCCCCGGTCGGGGTACATCCCGCTTTGCGGAGACGTTCATAGATGGTCTGTTTACTCATTCAACCGCCTCCCAGCCAGAGGGATAGGCTTCGGGACTCCACACGTTGTTGTCAACGAGCGAGACATAAACGGTCGTATCCTTTTCTGGATACCAAACCTTGTCGCCGGTCATGTAAGCGTCCTGCGCTCCTGTCGGCTGTCTCCACACGGGGATTTCTCCGGGCTTGGCGACCTCCGTCCAGAGCGCGGGGATGATGTCGGGAGGATAGATTGACTGGCTTGTGTGTGCCTGTTCGCAGCGGTAGAGCTTCCCGTCGTACCGGACACGAGTGCCGCGTGCATACTCGGTATCAGCCTCCCACGCCGGGAACAGCTCGACCGCTTCCAGCGCGTCCGCGTCAGAGAGCGATGCAGCGGCACGTTCGATCAGCGGTCTAAGCTGCCGTGCTAACTCCTGCGGTGTCATTCGCTCACCCCCGTCAGAATGTCATAGGCTTCCGCTTTTGCGGCAAGCGCGTCAATGTCACGCTCTTCTTCGGGCATGATGTCGCCCTCGGTATACGTTCTGCCAAACTCAGCCGGGTCACAGGCTTCGGAATATTCCACGCCATCACGCACGACGTAGCGGCCAGCGTCAGAGTAGGTGCGGGTGAAGTTTCGTTCTCCCACCTTAAAAGATTCGGTTATGATCATATCCGCGCCCTCCTTAACTGCTGATCGGCGTGCCGTCGGCGTAGTACAGCGTCAAGTCAATCGGTGCTGTGGGGTCTGTATGGGTGCTTTCGACGCTCTTGATTTGGTTGTTGGCATAGCCAAGGATGGTACTCCAGTTGGTTGCGGCTTGGTAGTCTGCAATCACAGCTTGCGGAACGTAGAGAGTACCTCCGCTTTTCCCGTCTGCAAATGGGGTGTTGGTAAACACCCCAACACCACCCAGGGAGGGGACGAGCGATCCACGGATAATTAAGACGTTGAGTTGAGTGTCTCCGTTAAAAGCGTTGTTGGAATATGATACTGCCGTGTTTGTTGATCGCCCCGCCAAGTCAATCGCAGTTAACGCCACGCACTGCGATATGCCGTAGTTGCCAATGCCCATTAAATCCTTTGTGCTGACAAAGGTTGCCAAGGATGAGCATTTCTGAATTGCATACGCGCCAACGCTCAAAACTGAGGATGCGAAAATCGAGGTAATTGCGCTTTTTCCGTATAAAGCATACGTTTTGATTTGTGTTGCGGTATCCAGAACGACGCGCTCGGATGGGGCTGCCCCCATAACCAAATCGTTAGGGTCAATTCCTCCACCACCCTGCACGTTGACGGTGATCTCCGCGCTGGCGTAGTTGGTGACGTCCTCCGTTGTCGTGCCGTTGGCGGTGATGGAGATGGATTTCGTGCCGGTGGGCCCGGCGGGCTTGACGTACTCGACGCCGATGTCGCCCTCGCAGTATTTGCCCTGCGTCCCCAGCGTCTTGCTGCCGGAGGCGTCCATCGTGGCGATGGACTGCCCCTTGTATTTGATCGTTACATCAGGCATCAGGTCACACCCCCGTTATAGATCGGCAGGCTCTGCGCCACCCATGCATTTCCATTCCAGGCGAGATACTGTCCGGAAGAGGGGGAAGATGGAGCCGCGATCGCGTTGTCCGCTTTCCCAAGGCTTGTCTGAACAGCGGAAGCGAGGTCGGTCGCTGGGATGCCGCCCGAGGGCTTGGAGTAGGTCCCTTTCGCGTCCAGCGCGATCTTAATGACCTTGTTCTGCACGGGGTTCGTGCTGGAAGATGAGAGCGACGAATCCACGGCGATGGGAACGCTTGTCTCGGCCCATGTGCTGTTGGTGCAAGTGAGGAAGTAAACGGCGTCGGCCCTGACGCAGGCGAACTTTGCCTGATTCGAGGCGGGCGTCCTCTCGACGAGAGTAAAGACGCGGTTCACCACGCCGTAGTCATCAACACGCTGGCACAAAACAACCTTCCCGGCGGTATACGCGGTGTTGATTTCCGTGTAGGTCGTCGTGCCGTAGGTCGCCCAGAAGACTTCCTCGGTGCCTCCGCCTCCACCGCCCGTGCCGTCCATCACGTCGAAGCTCTGGCCGCTCGGATGCTCTGCGTCCGTGATGGTCACGCGATGCCCGCCGGTGATTTCGGTGATGGTCACGGTGGGAGATACGCCGTCCTGCCCGTCCTGCCCGTCGGCACCGGCTGCGCCGTCCTCTCCCGGTTCGCCCTGCGGTCCTGCGGGGCCCTGCGGCCCGGTCGGCCCGGTGAGTGCGGCAAGCTGCTCGTCGGTGAAGTCGTCGAAGGTGAAGGGGTCGCCCTGCGGGCCTGTGTCGCCGGTGTCGCCCTTGTCTCCGTTCATCACGTCCACCACGGTCTCGCCGTTCACGTCGGTGATGGTCAGTCGGTGACCGCTCGTGATCTCGGAGGAAGTGATCGTCGGGGAGACGCCCGGTTCGCCCGGTGCGCCGTTGAACGCCCCGCTCGCCGCCTGTTCTGCAACGCTCTGCGCGATGTCCAGCGCGGTGTTGCTCGTCTCGATGATCTGCGCTACAAGCTCCGGGGTGGCGGGGGCAAAGCTCTCGTCGTCCGGGGCCGCGCTGTCCTTGATCTTCCCGGCCTTGGCCCAGACTGTGGGAATGACGACGGCCTCGCTCGCGCTCAGACCGTATGCGCCGACGCGGAGGTTGTAACCGGCGGTCGCCATGCACTCGGGCGGCACCACCGCGACGCTGGCCGTGCCGAGCGCCACTTCAATAGTCTCCGCGCCCTCGAAGACCGCGACCTTTGCCAGCCCGTCCCATTCGCTTGAGAACGTGAACGCGCACTCAAGGCCGACGCGCCCTGCGGTCAGGGTCTCGGTCTCGGTGACGGTCGCGTTGGCAAGCGATACACTTACTCGTATCATGTTTATCTCCTCCGTTATCCTCTGGCGTTGCGGATGATGATGATGCCGCTGCCGCCCGCGCCTGGGTCGTATGACAAGTTGTACGGGCCGTCATAGCAGCCTCCGCCGCCTCCGCCGCCGGTATTCGCCGTGCCGGATGCGCTCGCTGCCGTTGTGTGGCTTCGGTCTGCGCCGGGCCCGCCTCCGCTTGCACCGCCGTCTCCGCCGTGAAAGACGCTGTTCGTGCCCTGCACATAGCCGCCGCCTCCGCCGCCCGCACCGTATTTCCTGCCGCTGTAGAGCAGGGAAGTGGACGAGCCGAAAGCGTACACGCCGTCGCTGCCGGTCTTGCCGTGGTTGCCGGACTGGTAATCCGCGCCGAGCCCTCCCGCGCTGCCGCCGCCGGAGCTTGCGGACTTGCCGAAGATGCTCGTCCCCGTCCCGCTCCCGCCGACCGTGAAGGTGTAGGCGGTACCGGCGCTGACGGAGACGCCCTTGGCGGTCGTGCATGCGCCGCCGGAGCCGCCTGTCCCGCCGAGGCTGTTCGCGCTGGCAGCTCCCGCCGCGCCGCCTCCGACGAGGAACACGTCCACCTTGTCCACCACGCGGGAGAAGGTCAGCGTCTTCGAGCTGCCGCTCAGGATGGCCAGCTCCCAGTTGACCGTGCCGTCAGCCGCGACGCTCTGCTGATAGCTGGACGTCCCGCCGCTGAGTGTGTACAGGGGCGGCATCTTGTTCCGGGCCTTGCCCGATACGATGTTCAGGATCATGCCGTTCCCTCACTTGTTCAGGATGACGATGTTCGCGTAAAGCGCCTGCCCGGTCGCGCTCTCCGCCGTGAAGGTGAGCGAGCCGGAGCCCTGCGCGGAGCAGCGCACGCCGCAGTCGCGCCACTTGATGAAACTGCCCGGTGCCGGGGACACGATGACGGTGTTGCTCGCCGTCACGCCGCTGACAGAGACTTGCTGCGTACCGCCTGCCGTGATGCTCGGAACTGTCACCTGAGCCGTCGTGTGCTTCTGCTGCACGCCGCTCGTCTTGGCATAGGTCACGGCCTCGTCCATGATTTTCCCTGTGCCGACGGAGTTCGCTCCGAGCTTCGCGTTTGTCACCGCTCCGTCTGCGATTTTCGCGTTGGTCACAGCGGAAGCGCCGAGCTTGGCTGCGGTGACGGCGCCGTCTCCGAGCTTGGTATTGGTCACGGCCCCGCTTCCGATCTTCGCCTCGGTTACGGAGCCGCTTGCCAGCTTGGCTTCGGTCACGTTCCCGTCTGCGATTCGGCTGGAATAAACAGCGCCTTCGCCGAGCTGATAAAAGCCGACGGCGTTGTCCGCGATCTTGTCCCGCGTGACAGCTTTACCATAGATTTTCTCAGCCGTGACACATCCGCTACTGAGGTTATCCGCCACAATGCCGGGCTTCATAATGCGGGACGACCCGACAGAATCCTCCGCGAGCTTGTACCATGTAACAGCTCCGTCCTCGATCTGGCTGGTGCCGACGGCGTTCGCCTTGAGGTTCGTTTTGCCGACGGCGGCGGAACCGACCTTGCCGTCCGTAACCGCTCCTGCGGCGAGCTTCTCGCTCGTGACTGCGCCGCCGTTGATCTTCTCGGTAATGACGGCCCCGGTGCCGAGCTTCGCCGCTGTGACCGCGCCCGTCCCGATCTTGTTGACGGTGACAGCCCCGGTTCCCAGCTTGCCCTCCGTCACGGCTCCGTCCGCGAGCTTCGCGGTGCTGACGCTGAGATCGGGGAGGTCGCCGAGCGCGATGCCTTCCAGCGCCTCATTGAGAGCCTGCAATGCGCCCTGCACGGTAGTCGCCGTGAGGCCCGTGATAGTCGAGATGCCGATGTTCCCGGCAGCGCTTGCCGCCTCAAGTGCGGGGAGCAGGGTTTCGTTCAGGTATGTTTTGATATCGTCTCCGGCCTTGTCGAACGCCTCTTGGAGCTCGTCGGCGCTCATGCCGCCGGTGTCGTTCGGTCGGGTCGGGAGTCTGGAAATGTTGTCGATGTCGACCGTAAATCGTGTAAAGCTCATGCTATTCCCCTCATTTTGCAAGGCCAGTAAATCTGACCCGGATGTCCGCCGATGTCACGGTGACGACGGAGCTGTTGCTGTTGGTCTTGAAGATCAGCTTGTAGAAGACGAACTTCTTGGCCTTGATCTTGAGCCGCTTCATCCTCGGCTTGCCGTTCGTGTCGAAGGTGAAGTCCTCAAAGTCTACATGCTCGAAGTCGAACAGGGAATACGAGATGGTCTTGTCCGAGAAGTTCTGCGAGCGGTCGGTCGCCGCCGTCACGTCGATGGAGGCGTGTCCCTCGGGCTTGACGCCGATCCATGTCATGGCGCTGAACTTCCGCTTGTAGTCCTGCCCGAAGCTCATCGAGCCGCTCTCCCAGTAGCAGTCGATGGGAGAGAGCACCGTCGAATCCGCGTTCCCGTCGTAGGCGTACTCGGTCGAGACGTGGTAGATGCTGCCGTCTTTTGCTCCGAAGTACATCTCGTTGTGGAAGCTGAACGCCTTGTACGCCCGGAAGTTGGTGTACAAGTACCACGCGTCGGCGGCGTAGTTCCAGACGAGGGCGCGGTTGTTCGCCCGGTCGAAGATGTAGTATTCCTGATTGTAGTTGTCGTCGAATGTCCCGCAGCTCGCAATGTCGAACTGATGCAGCGTCGCGAACACGCGGTCGGAGATGCGCTTGGCCTGCCGCTCATCCCGGGTGAGGTTCGACGTGTAGTAACTGCTGTTGCGCCACTCATAAACGTCCTGCCCGAACAGCGTCACCGGGGAGTTGAGTATAAGCTGCACCTGGCCATTGGCCTCGTTGCCGATAGTCTTGTTGACCGGCGTGACGTAGAACGCGGCGGTCAGGTCGCCGGTCGCGGTCGTAACGGTGCCGTAGCTGATGCTGTACGCGCCGTTGGTCTTGTACACCGCCAGCGTACCGTAGTGCCGGATGAGGCCGGTGACGGGGGTGTTGTCCTCGCCGATCCGTACCTCGTTGAGGTCGGGGAAGTATTCCGCCGAGCCGTCGTTGTCGTTGTACTCCACGTCGGAGTAGATGATCCGGTTGCTCCCGTCGCCGTAGAGGAAGACGCGGGTGTCCGCAGAACCGTTGTAGAACTCCGCGTAGTGCATCGAAGTCACTTGGCTGCGAAAGCTCGCGGCTGCTGTGTAGGTCACTTCGATGGTGTTCGTCCCGGCGGCAGGCGCGGTGGAGAAGGTGATCGTCCCGTTCGTCGTGCTACTGGAACCGATGGCGACGCTCGCGCCGGTCGCGGTCAGCGTCGCGCTGTCGATGGAGGCGAGGCCCTTTTCCGGGAGCTGGAAGGTCGTGGCCGTCCCGTCCGGGGAGAGCCACACGCGCCGCTTGGCCGTGAGCTTGTTCACGCCCTCAAGCAGCTCGCCGCCGCCTGCGGGCGGTACGGTGACCGCGATGAGCGGCACATAGCCCTCCACGGTCTTGAGCGTCGTCCCGTCCCAGACGTAGTATTCGCTGCCGGTCAGGATGTAGAGCTTGTCCTCGAAGCCGAACATCGAGGGATAGCTCAGAGCGCCGACGGAGCCGATGTCCGTTTTGACCCATGTGTCCGTCCCGTCATCCCACAGGCTGTAGAGGTGCTGATGGCAGAGCACCATGACGCGCTCGACTCCGGCCACGAAGCCCGTCCAAGCCGCCATGATGTACCAGCCGTTGTCCACGGTCAGCACGGCCCGCGTGCCGGGACGCTTCTGGAGGTTGCCGTCTCGCGTCACGCGGAAGTTCCGCATGGCGGCGGCTTCGCCCATCTTGAGTTTGGTGTCGCCGTCCGGGCTCTCGTTCACGCCCAGCCAGCGCTGAATTTGAAAGATGCGCTCATCCGCAGCGCCGGTGATTCGTGCCATGACTTACCTCGCGTCCTTTTGGTATTCGTTCAGCGGGCCGATGTCGTCCTCTGGCCTTACGACCACGCGGCCGACATGTCCGCATTTGACGGACGGCTCGCAATAGATGCGGTATCCGAGCTTCCGCGCCCGGAAACAGAACTGAAGATCCTCGCCGAAGTCCTGCGTCGGTGTGAAGCAGGTCTCGTTGTTCGCGTCCCAGACGTCCTTGAGTATCTTCGTCTCGATCAGCACCGCCGCGAATCCGCAGCCGTCGATCATGAATAAGCTGTCCTTGATGCTTGTGTGCTTCTCCGCCGGTTCGAGGTTCCGGTATACGCAGTAGCCGAAACTCCTGCGGCGGCTGCGGCATACGCCGCTCACGAAAGACTTGCCCGTTTTATAGAGCCTGTCGAAGATGTCATCGTCAAAAACGATGTCGGAATCCAGCCACAGCACATGCGTGAAGCCCTCGTGGAACGCCTCGAAACTGAGATCATCCCGGGCGCAGTACACGAGGCTCCCGTCGCGCAGCCGCAGCTCAAAGTCCGCACCGTCGCGCGTCAGCTTCTGCACGAGCGCCGTGAGGCTCCGCACGAAAGCGACGTCCAGATAGTCCATGCACGGGACGGCGATCAGCAGCTTCATCCCGCTCACCAGTAGGCGTACTCGCTGTGCGGCGCGTTGGAGCCGTACACGTCCTCGATGTCCTCGCTCGCCGCGGGCAGGCCGCGGGCCAGCGTCAGCTTCAGCTCGTCGTAGCGCTGCTGGAAAAAGTTGGCCGTCGCCGGGTCCTCGGCCAGCAGCAGGTGAGACGCGAGGCCGTAGGGCATCACGCTCTGGCATATGTAATCGTCGAGGTCGATGGGCTTGTCAAAGCTGCGGATCAGCGCAGCGATGGGCCTCCCTTCCTCGTCCGTTTCGTGCGTGTCGGAATAGGGGTAGAGTTCTCCGCGCAGGATGTTCAGGATGGGGAGCGTCCTTGTCTTGTATTCGGCGTTGTCCGGGGTGTCCGCCCTGCCGTCGTCGCTCATGCTGTCCATCAGCGCGATGGCCATTTCAAAGACTTGCTGTGCTGTCGTCATAGTGTGTTCTCCTTAGAGAGTGGGGAGGGGGGATGCCCCTCCCCTTTTGCCTGTGATCAGGTGGTGGTGCTGGAGCTGCCGGGAGCGCCGGCATAGGTCTTCCAGACGTACACGCCGTCGCGCATGGCGTCGAGGACGAAGGAGTCGTACAGGATACGGCCTTCGAGCAGGTCGCCGTCGATGCCCGGGGGGTCCTTGTGGACGCGCAGGCTCTTGAGCTTGACGGGGTCGACCGTCGCGCCCTTGTACTTCAGGATGAAGCCGACGTTGGCCGGGATGTAGGCGGTGGGGACGGTCTGGATCTTGATGCCGTCGATGGTGCCGCGGAAGCCGCGCTTCACAGCCTCTTCGTTGAGCTGAGCGCCGCCCAGCACGACGTTGGCAAGTTTGCAGAACACGAAGTCGGCCTCGCCGATGAACAGCACGCGGTTGTCCAGGGGGACCAGCTTCTCGCTCAGCGCGGCGCTGGCGTTGAAGATCGCGGACAGAATGTTGTCGGCGGACAGCAGGGCGGGAGAGGCGTTCTTCTGAACGGTGTGGCCTTCGGGAAGGCCGTTGCCCTGCGCCCACTTGAGCAGACGGTACTTGTCGACCTCGGGTGCGATGGCGCGGCGGTCGATCATCTGCAGCACCTCAGCGGCGCGCTTGATGTTGTACTGCTCGGCGGCGTTGCCCTTGTCGATGCTCTTCGTGAACGCGCGGTCCTTGGTCATCGTCAGGGTCTGCTTGGTGTCGCTGACCTCGGAGACGTCGCCGAAACGGGTGGTGCCGCTGCGGGTGTAGTCGTTGAGGTCGATGTCGTCGATGGTGTAGACCTCGATCGCCTTGACGCCAGCAAAGTTGTAGGCTTTACCGGCATAGGCGTCGGTCTTGGAGGTGGTGCTGAAATGGTTGGCGAGTTTCTTCTGATACTCGGTTACGAGATTGATTGCCATAGTCTTTTACTCCTTGTGTTGTCAACACGGCACAGGGAACCGCGCAGCGTCGGCTGATGGCCGACCGTTTTTTCGCTGTTTACTTGTCTCTATCCTCAGAAGTCGCCCTTCAGAGCGGCCTCCCAGGCGTCGTCAACGGCGCTCCGCTGTCCGGCTCCTGCCGTTCGGCGGCTTCCCGTGCTGCGTGCTTCGTTTTTGTGTTCCTGTTTGAGCCCTTCGAGCTCACGCTTGAGCGACTTGTTTTCCTCTGCAAGCCGCTGGTTCTCGCTGTGGTTCCAGGCGTCAACGAGGTTCCCGGTCTTGTCGTATTCCTTCCATACCTGGTCGGGTATGTTCTCGGCCTTGACATCCGGGAACAGACTGCGGAAACGCATGGTCTCCTCACGGAAATGCTCCTGCTTCAGCCGCGCCTCGCGCGCTTCCTTCCCCTGCTGGTTCTCCTGCGCTCTGGCCTCGCGGGTCTGCTTGGCCTGCTGCAGCGCCTCTTCGCGGGTAAGGCTGCGCCCTTCTTTGGCGGCTCTGTCGGTGAGGATGCGCGCCCGGGTGCCGTCGATCATCTCCTCCACGGAGATCCCGGCTCCGGCTGCGAGTTCCTTCACAAACTCCGCGTACAGCTCGTTCTCGCTCGCCTGGGCTTCCACCCCGCGCAGCTCGTCCAGCTTCCCGCGGATGCGGTCATAGTCCATGCCCTTCTGGGCGAGGGCGATGACCTCCTCCCGGTTCACCGTCCGGGTCTCATCCAGGTGCTTGAGCTCAAAAGTCTGGTCCGGCTCTTTCTGCTCCTCCCTGGTTTCTCCCTCCGGCTCATCCGGGGCCTTCTCCCCTTCGCCGTCCGCGTCTCCCTCGGTCTCGGGCTGGTCTGCCTCTTCCTCGGTGCCCGCTTCGTTCTCGGGGGCCGTGTCCTCGTCATCGGTGAGGCCCGAAGTGTCAATGTCGCTCCAGTCCTCAAAATCGCTTTCGCTGTCGTCCATGCCGAGGCTCACGCCGTTAAGTTCGTCCATATACAAGTTCCTTTCCGCCCTGTGGTCGGGGCTTTTCGGTACCGGCGCTGGTCTGCGCCGTCTGTATGTGCATCAGGGTCAGATCATGCCCCTGGTGTCGCCTGTTGCGTTGATGGCCCGCTGCAGCGCGCCGTAGCCGCTGCCGCCGTTGATATCCGGCCTGCCGACGCCCGCCATCGGGTCGCCGCCTGTCGTGCCGCCGGGAGCGGGTCCGCCCGGCATCTGCGCCGCCATCTGTGCCTGCATCTGCGCCTGCTGGCTCTTGAGCTCCGCCACAAGGGCGCGGCGGGACGGGATGTAGCCGTCCGGGATGCGCTCAAGGTACTGGATCACGTTGATGTGCCCGTCGCGGAGCAGGTTGTCCAGCGTCTGGATGGAGGCGATCTCGCTGTAATAGCTCGACGCGCCCACGTCCAGCTTGATGGTCATGGGATGGTCTTTCAGCGTGGCGAAGTCGAACTCCACCTGCAGCTTGTCCGGGAGCTTGATGCCGAGCATCATCGCGCTCTGCACCATGTCGTCCGGCGGGTCCATGTCCACCATCCGCTTGCCGTAGTAGTTCGCCATGAACTCCAGATAGATGCGGAACAGATCCTCCACCGTCTCGTAGAGGTTCTGCTTCGTCAGCTCCGAGGGCGTCGCCGCCGCACGCTGCAGGGCGATGATGGCGCTGGTGTTGTCCGCGCGGCCTTCGCCCATCGCGGTGCCGGTCGCGCCCATGCTCTCCTGCGTGTCCTTTACGAGCTGCGTGATCATGTTGGAGATCATCGGGTTGAGCGGCTGGCCGTCCACGATTTTCGCGACGTTGTTGATGTCGCCGCCCGCGATCCCGATGGCGGAGCCGACGCGGTTGTCCCACTTGGAGACGAGCGTCTTGTTGTAAATCGTCTTCGGGAACGCCCCGCGCTTGGCCCAGATGGCCGACATGCTCCACATCTGGTTCACGCTGATCTGATTCGGCACGAGGCCGGTGATCATCGCCTGCCCGTGGTAGCAGTCCTTGACGTAGTCCCAGTTCAGCCAGGTCACGGGGTAGAGCGTGATGTTGAGGTTCCAGGGCTCCCGCACGCCGCAGTCGCGGCAGCTCTCATACGCCCAGACCTCGCCGCTCTCCTCGTCCTTCCAGAGCGTCAGCAGCACCGTCGTCTTGTCGTCGGTCATCTTCGCGCTGTCCGTGGCGCTGCTCGTCTCGCTGTCCGGCACGATGGCCTCCCAGCCCTGCATCTTGTTCTTCTTCGCCCGGAGCTTCACCGTGCGGGTGATCTCCCGGCTCGCGATCTGGATATAGGGCTGCGTCTGCACCTGCCGGTCGTTGGGATTGCCGAAGAACACGCGGGTGTTGTCGATGATCTCGGTACGGATTTCGCCCTTTCTGCCGTGCCTGTTTTTCGCCGCCGGGTCCCAGTAGGTATAGGTGCAGCCGTCGCCGTCCACCGCCGCGTCCCTCGTGAAGACGCGCAGCATCGACGGCACGCGGTTGCGCTCCGCCAGCGACACAAATTCCTCGTTCACGATCCGCACCGGCTCTATCAGCGCATCCGTGTTCTCCGTGGCCGGAAGCGCAGACGCATTCACCGTGATGTTATCGGTCGTCACCGTGGAGACCGTGAAACCCACCACGCGCTTCAGGAAGTTCTCCTGGATCGTCGGCTGGCCGTTCGCCTCCACGCCTTCCCACTGACGCCCTATGAAAAAATTTTCGTTTACCTTTACGGTATCCTCAAGGCGGATGCTCTGGTTGAACTCCTGCCCTTTTTCGTAGAGCTTCCAGGCGCTCTCATGGTCGGGCCTGTCCTTGCTCCCGAACAGCCCCAGCTCATGCTCGCTCAATTCCGCTCACCTCCGCCTTTCATCGCTACCTCGACGCTGTAGCCGCTGATGCTCTCCAGCCCGTCGGAAAAGGCTTTGTCGTATTCCGCCTGCGCCAGCAGCTCGTCCATCGGCAGCGCTTCCAGCGTCTCGCGCATGTCCCGTACCTCGTTGCTGATGCGCGGATAATCCTCCGCCGCCTGTTTAACGCCGTTCAGGGCCTCCTGCGCCGTTTTCTGCTGCAGCTCCAGCCGGAGCACCCTCCGCGCCAGAACCGCCACAGCCGCGCCGATCATCAGCACAGCGGCCAGCAGAAACCAGTAAAAAACCATGTGTTCCCTCACTTTGCTGCGGCTGCGCCGCCCACGCCGACCAGGTTGATCGTCACTTTGTTCTCGCCGCTGTCCACGGGCCGGTCGACATACCCGCCGTTCTCCGCCTGCTTGAGCGCGTTCAGACAGCCCTGCGCCAGCTTGTTGTCCGAGACCATCCGCCCGAGCAGATAGCCCTCGCGGTGGAGCTTCGCATAGTCGAAGACTTCCTGGTATGCCGGGTCAGACTTGCACCAGCTGTCCACGGTGCTGCGGCTTCGGATACCGAGGTAGAGCAGCATCTGCGGCAGCAGCGGCGGATCGCCGTTCTTCTCGCATTTGGCAAAGAACTCGTCGACCTTCGCCTGCAGCTCCTCGGGGGTATACATTTTCTTCGGGCCGGTCTTCTTCGCTTCCGTCCCGTCTTTCTTTATCCTCGGCATGGCTCTCGCCTCCTACGCGCCGATATAACTGGCGGTCACTTCACCGCCGCACATGTAGCTCTCGTAATCCTCGCCCTCGTCTTCGTCCTCTTCCTCGGCCTGCTTCTCCGCCATAGCGGCCTGCACGCGGCTGACCGCAAAGTATCGGATCGCGTCGACCGTGTGGGTGACGTCGTGGGGCTGCTTCGCGCAGTCGTTCGGGTTCTTCTCGTCCGCCTGGATGCTCTCCACGTCCGACAGGACCTTGTGCAGCGTGTCGAAGAACATGAGCTGCGGCAGTTCTTTCGGGGCCTTGCCCTCCGGCCACAGCGCCTTTACCGTGTCGTCATGCAGCGGGATCGGGGCCAGCATCTCCAGCATCAGCATGTGCCCCTGAACGCGGTTGTTGTCCGCCCGCTGCAGCGTCACGCCGTTGAGCATGAAGACCTCTGCCATCGTCTTCTCCGCCACCTTCTGCCGGTTCCACATATCCGGCGGCGCGTAGGTGATCAGCACCTTCTCCGTCGGGCTCGTGTTCGTCAGGATCGCCGTGGCGGCGTCGGAGACGATCAGGTCCTTCTGCTCGAACTCCCGGTAGCACCAGCACCGTCCGTCCTCGTCCACCGCCCACCACATGCAGGCCAGCATATCGAGACCGTAGTCGAAACTCCGGTACCGGGGCCAATGCTCCGGGATGTGGAAGGGCTTGACCGTGTGCTTCTTCCGGGAGAAGTCCTTGAAGTAGTTGCCGCCGATCGCGTCCCAGTCGCCGTAGCGGTAGGCCCTCGCGTTCGGCATCTTGGCCACGCTGTGCAGATACCCCGGGCTGTTCTCCACCATCGCGAGGTTGTCTTCCGCCGTGGCGAAAATGAACCGGTAGTCCGCCGGGTTCTCGTTTTCCTCCGGGTTCTCCGAATCCGTGATGTAGTTCCGGTCGATGAACAGCCGCTTCACCCAGAAGTGCCCAATGCCGCCCGGGTTGCAGGTCAGGTACATCCGCCGCGGGATCTTCGTCGTGCCGCGCAGACAGCCGCCGAGGAAGTTGTACGCACGCTCCGAGAACTGCGTCGCCTCGTCGATGAAGATCCAGTCGTACTCCTTGCCGTTGTACTCGTTCTCCGATTCCTCGCCCGTCCAATGGCCGAACTTGATGTAGCTCCCGTTCTCGAACTGCATGATGTGCGTCGTCGAGTTGTAGCTCGCCATCGTCGGCGGCACCATCTGGCAGATCGGCCGGATGTGGTTCTCCTCCAGCTCCGGGTAGTGGGCTCGCATGATCAGTATCCGAATGCCGGGATACCCCACCATGCAGCCCAGCAGCGCCTTGACGCGCACCGCCCAGGTCTTCCCGCCGCCCTTCGCCCCGCCGTAGCAGATCCGCGGCTCCGTGGCTTCGAAAAATTCCAGTTGTTTCGGGTTCGCCTTGCCCGGGTCGAAGACCATCTCCACCCCGGCGCTCCCCGCTCTTCTTTTCGCCATATATGCAAAAAAGCCCGGGGTACCAACGAATAGAACGCTTTGTCCTGTCCCTGCGGCCCCCTTGGGCTCTCACTCCGGCTCCCGGCCCCTCGGGCTCTAAAGGGAGCGCTTATTCTTCTTTCACAGCTCTATCTCGACCGCCGCCCGGCACCGCCTGCACCATACCGATACCCCGCTGCACCGTGCCGCGTTCGTCGCTTCCGCCAGCTTGATCCCGCATCGCGGACACCGGATGATCCGCTCCATGACCCGGGCTCTCACTTTCTGCTTACCTGTGGCCTTACCTTTTCCCACGGCATCCTCTCGTACATCAGCCAGAGCGGTTGCCTGTACCGGCTCTTCCCTTCCGCGGCATAGTGCCGGATCTTTCGCTCCAGGAAGTTCCCGTCTGTCCAGTTGCTGATGTTCCAGCCGCCCGGGAGGAGGAGGATGTGCCCCCGGCACAGCTCGTTCATAACGTCCTGCTCCGCCGCTTCGTATGCCTTCCCGTTCAGCAGCCGGACTGCCTTCTTCGGTATCCGGTCCTCCCGCTGCTTCTTCAGGTTGTGGAAGCTGACCCCGTAGTTGACGTATGGCCTGCCCGGCGCGCTCTTCATCGGCTCCTTCACCGCCGCGAAGTACATGTCCTCCATCGGCAGCTTCCAGAGCGCCCCGACGTCGGCCTCCACGATCGTGTCGCAGTCGAGGCTCAAAACCATGTCCATCTCCGGGAAGATCTCCGGCAGCACCGCCCGCATCAGCACCATCCATGTCCAGCCGGTGCTGTAGTTCGGACCGCCAGGCTTGAACCAGGTCTGCCCCGAAACGTTCTTCACCCGGATGCAGTCAGGCAGCGGCCTCGGGAATTCGTCGTCCTCGATCAGGAACCATACCCGCTCGACGCTCGGCGTGTTCTTCAAAAGCGACTTCGCCGCCGTCTCCATGTCTCCGTACAGGTTCCTCGTCGCACAGTATACCGCTGTCCTCATCGCGGCGATCTCCTCCTGTTTTGGTGGCGGTTTTAGCTCCCGCCGAGCGCTATGCCCATACGCCCGGCAGACCGACTGAGCCGCCGCAGTCGTGTATAGGAGGTCAACAAGATGGTGGCTTTCTTAAAAGCGGCTCACAGGCTTCGGAGCCCTGCGCGGGTTTCGGCGTCTCTGCGCCGACCTGTCGAGAGCCGCTTATCGTCAGCTTAAAGTGCAGGGGTATTTGTATCCCGCCCCCCGGCTGGCGGTTCAGAGAAAGGATGCAAACATGCCAAAACACTTGCCCGCAAACCCTATATAGCAAATCAAAATCCTCTCGGCAAGCGATGTCTCCAAAACGATAACAAACTCCCGGAGAGGACTGTGTTATTTTTCAAGGCCCGTTTTCAAAAACACCCACCCCACTTTTGACACCACCCCCGGCGTAATTAAAAAACCATGCCATGAATTTTAATTCGGCATCCATCCCGGCAATGGTTCTTAAACGGGCTTAAGTTGGGAGAAGGTTTCAACTCTGTGAGGATTCTATATAGGGGGCGGGAGCGAAACCGCGTACCCTTTTCCGCCCCCCACTCCGGCACGCCCCTACCCCCTCCCCCTGCCTCCTCCGGGATCCTCGCGCCGCAGCCCACCCAGGCACCACCCCGGCAGCACCACCACACCCCGCGCCCCGGGGACCCTGGCACCCACCCCCGGCCCGTCCTCCAGCCACGGACACCGCGCCCATATTACGGAATGGAATCGCGCAAACCGCCCAAAACCCCGGCTAACCCGCATTCCTCCGTTTTGAAATCTCGCATAATAGTTATTATCCGCTGTTTCCCCCTCAAATCCGCTTCAAACCGATAACGCTTTGTTATATCCTGCGGTTAAAGGCATTTAACCTTATCTCGCTAAATCTCCCGAATCCTCGCAAATGCTCCCAAATGCTCCCGAATTCGGCCTCGCGCGCGTGGTCTCTCTATCCGGGGTTTATATATCTTTCTCCTCTTCTCTACGTTTACTTACTCTCTCTACGTAATAGCTTTTAATCTTAACTCTTGTACAACGTAGGATAGAACGTACCGAGTAGGGATAACGCCCTCCTAACCTCCGTTCCTTTCCCCACCTCCAAGGTTACCCTCCTAAGGTTACCCCCTATAGTCCCCCTAGGAAGGGTCCCCTAGGAAGGTTCCGCCCCGATGGTTCTCCCCCTGAGGTTCCCGCCGGGCGTAAAGAAAGAGAGAGAGCCGAAGCCCTCCCTCTGGTGTCCGCTTATCCTTTTGTTTTCATTCGTTCAAGGATCGTTGCATCGCGCTGTTTCGCGTCAACGGCTGCCAGGAGGTCGCCGGTGTCGTGAATAGCTTTGATGAGGTTGTCCATCGTGTCCTCGCCCCCCTTGACCTCGGTGCAATCTCTCGGCAGATATTTAATTATCAAGCTTGCCATAACGGCCATGATGTCGAATTGATTTCCAAGTATCTGCCGCTCGATATCTGTCATTTGCTCCCCTCCTTCGCCCTGTTCAAATACTCTTGATGCCGTGCGTGGAAGTCTCCATTGAACGCCGGCATCTCTTCTTTCTTCGGCGGCTCCTGCGTCTTTTGTGGCTTTAAGAGCGGCCGGATCTTCTCGTCCCGTTCTGCGGTATCTCTGATAGCTCGCGCCAAGAACTCGCCCAGCTCCTCGCCCTGGAGCGCTGCCGCTTCCTTCGCTGCCTTGATCGCTTCCGGCGTCAATATGTCCGTGTTCATGTCTACATTAACTGGAAGCTGCCCCTTCATTCTGCCGCGAATCGCCCCGGTGATGTACTTCGCCACGGACTCGCCCGCCGTGTCTGCCGCCGCTTGGATCGCGTCAGCTTCTTCGGGCAGCACACGCACCGCAATCGTCTTAAATTTCGCTAAATACCGCGCATTTCCTGCTCTCTTCGCGTCTGTGCTTATGGCTTCTCGCCTCCTTTCTACACATAATATACCACAGGCCGTGCGTTCATGTCATCATGACAATTCGCACAAAAATCCGCTTCATGTTTCATGCACTTTTCACGAATCGCAAAATTCATGTTACATGCCCCTTGACAGGCTCGCTTGTTCATGCTATCATGAAGCCGCAATCAAGAGAGAGCCGAGCCGGAGACACCGGACGGCGGGCCAGGCGGCCAGAAAGGATAATCGCCATGACGGAAATCATTATCGAGAACGATCACAAGTGGGCCTTCGAGAAGGTCAGCGACGACACCTATCGCGCCACATTCTACGAGCTCACGGCTGGCCGCTGGATTCAGCTCGGCCCCTCAGAGCTCTGGAGCGCAGAGCTGGCGCTTGAGCTTATCACGGAAGGAGCATGATCGGGGAATAAACCGCCCAGCCCGCCCCGGAGGTCACGAGGGCAGAAAGGATTTGACCATGTTCTGGTGGCTCTCCTACATCGTCGATATGCTCCGCATCCTGGCGGCAGAGTACGACGAAACAGATTGACACCGGCCCCGGCTGGGTTTAGAATCAAGACACGACAAGAAAGGAGAAAACACCATGACCGCAAAAGAGATTATCGAGGCCGGGCTTTATGCCGCTGCCGTTGAGCTGATGGATGACGAAATCCGGGAGGACCTGCACAACTCCGGCGAGTACGACACAGAAGAGGCTTTCCTTGAAGCCTACATGGACGCCCACGAAGCCAAGCACGGCAAGCCCTTCACGGTTTGAATGCAGCTTTTTACTCACAGAATTACTCACGAGTTTGTTCTGTGCCGCATGGCAAGCGGGTTTTGATTGGGTTCGACTCCCATCATCCGCTCCAAAATCAAGCCCCGAGATCATCACGATCCCGGGGCTTTTTCTTTTCGTTTTCCCTGATTTCATGGGCTTTTTCGGCTCTTGGTATTTCTTCCCAATCGCTGAAACGTGAGTTTAACAAGGGGTTCACACAAGTATTTTTATCTGCCCGAATTACTCACGAATTACTCACGGCCTTTTTCGCCGTAGAACTCCCGCATCTTCCTCACCGCCTCGTCGGCATCCTGGGCGGCGAGATGAGTATAGATCTCGTGGACCGTCTTGCTGTTTGACCATCCGCCCTCCCGCATCGTCGCTGCTTCGCTCCACCCGAGATGATAGGCCAGCGACGCGAAGCTGTGCCGCAGCCCATGCACCCCGACCAGAGGCAGGCCCGCCGCCTCGCAGACCTTGTTGATCTGGACGTAGCTTGTATTTGGCTTTGTCGTGATCAGCTTTCCGGTTTTGCCCTGCAGCAGCTCCTCCAGCCTCGGGATCACGATATGCACCACCCGGCGGCTCGATGATGTCTTGTTCTGGTCCTTTGCTACGATCTGTCCGGCGTCGTTGTAGACCTCCGCCCCCTCGACCCGGATCAGCCGTTTTTCAAGATCCACCTTGTCCGCCGTCAGGGCCAGCAGCTCGGACCGTCTCAGCCCATGCAGAGCCAGCAGCGCGGGCAGCTCGCAGTCCTTGCCCTCGATCGCCTTAAGAAAGGCCTGTATCTGCTCATAGTCCAGCCAGGGGCGCTCCGCCTTGACGATCCTCGGCAGCGCTACGTCCGGCGCTTCGACTCCCTGCGCTGTCAGGGACGCAAGCACCAGGTGCCAGGCATTGGAGAGCGTCTTGCCCTTGAGCGTCGCTGCCTCGTCATTAACGGCCCGCTGCCAGTTGATCCCGCTCCGAATGTCCCGGCCCATGAGAGACTGAAATCGATTCTCCCGGATGCTCTTATACCCCTTGATAGTCGACGGGCTCAATACATTGCTTTTGCTCTCGATGTACTCGTCTATCGCCGCGCCCAGCGTCATCTTCGGCGCGGCCTTTTTCTGCTCGATCAGCCCCGCCTTGATCGCCCGCGCTTTGACGTAATACTCCTTTTCCGTCTCCGCTGTTATCGAGATCCTTTTGCCGTCCTGCATGAGCTGCGCCCGCCACTTCCCGGAGCTCATCTGCACCGGCTTCGGCACCGCCAGCTCCATGCTCCGCATCCGCTTCGGCTGGCGTATCAGCTCCCCGCACATGCAGCAATAGATTGAGTAGACCGGCGTCACGTTTTTGCAATGCGGGCAGTATTTGACTTCTACCTTCGGCAGCTCCATCGTTTCCTCCGAGTGTTAAACTCCTTGATTTTCTTTGCGCTGTCGGCTTTTACATCTTGGGGGTATAAATTCACGTCTGGAATCTAAAATCCATCACAGCGCAAATTTGAGGCCGTAGAGAGAAAGCGCTATTCATAGACCGGCTCTGGCAGCTTGGGAAGCCCCAGCACCTTGCCGAAGTATTGCACGCTCTGCCCGCCGCTCGGGCTTATGGTGATGTTTGCGGCCTCGCGCTTGGGATTGGCGGAGAGCAGATAGGCCTCCCCGCTATAGCCAGGCGCGTACTGCTTGACGTATGTCGCCCCGTCGACCGCAAAGACGCCGACCTCGAAGGGCCGCAGCTCCTCGGTCTCGGAGACATACACCCGGCTCCCGTCCTCGATATACGGCTCCATGCTGTCCCCGCTGACGGTGAGGCAGAAGTCCGCGCCTTCCGGCATGTCCGCCGTGCGCGGTATATCCTCGTAGTCCTCGCCCTCTACCATGCCGCCGGGGCCTGCCGCCGGTTTGCTCAGGTAATGCCGGATCGTGCCAAGGTCCACGATCTCGGCCTCCTGCACCAGATTGCAGCGCTTCCACTCAGCGTCCAGAACCAACTCCACCAGATGCTGCCCGTGCTCGTCCAGCTCGTTGTAACGCTTCAGGAGCTCCGGCACCGGCCCGCTCTGCTGCGGTCGCTTCTCGTCTGTCTCTCCCCGCAGCCACTCCGGGGAGACGTTATACTTCGACGCGATTTGATAAACGTAGTCCTCATACGAACGGCTCCGGCCATTTACCCAGTCGGATATCACGTTGCCACTTTTAAGGCCGATGCTCTTCGCAAACTCTGCCCTTGCTCCGTGCTGGATCTTCCCGGCTTCGTTCCGTGGCAATAAGGATAAAATTCTATCCAGCGTTACATCCATGTACGTTAGACCTCCCTCGTACTGCTATCTTACCCTATGCAGTATCTTACCTTGTTCCTCCTAAGTCTAACCTTTGTACTCCTAACCTACGTTATCTCTGATTTTTACATTTCTCTAAGCTATAAATATAATATATATACTCTATACAGGTACGTTATACGGAGGAATGTAGGTATAACGTACAGGGCGGCAAAGCCCCATAAGGATCTGCGGTATTCTTACTGCAGATCCTTCTTTTTGGCTTGACAAAAAGAGAAAAGTTACAAGCGGTTACAAGATGTTGTGAGAACCGTCAAGCTGTAGCGCATTTGCTACGCCACATTTTGTGCGCTTCTCCGAAATCGCGATTCTTCACGTTTTGACTCTTGCATATCGTGACGCCATGAGTTATCATGTACACAGTCAAGGCGGGGAGCGAACACCCGCCGAGGCGCAGAGACCCCCGGAGCGCTGAATGCACGCAGCGCCCCAGGCATCCCGCAGGGACCATGATGGAGTTGTACCCACACCGCAATTCTATCATGGTTTCCCTTCGGGGTCAAGCATGAAAACTCATAAACATGAGGTTTGAAAGGAGGAGAGATGTTTGACCCTGCGCGATCTGAGGGAAAGCGCAAACCTGAAACAGCATGAAGTCGCGGCGGCGTGCAACGTGACGCAGGCGGCGGTGAGCCGCTGGGAGGCCGGGGAGTTCCCTGTCCCCCGCAAATACTGGCGATTTTACCGCGCCCTGATGTCCGTCACGGACGACACCATCAACGACGCCATCAACGAGACCATGGAGAAAGGACGAGCAAATGAGACAGATACCTGACGACCCCTGCATCCGGGCGATGCAGCGCACCGGCTACCCGGACTGGTGGGGCTACCTGATGCCGGAGGAGGACGAGGATGAAGAGATTGACGAAGGTTGACCACGTCGCCCGCGCCGTCTATCTGGAGACCGACGCCGAGACCGCCCGGCGCAAGTTGGCCCAGTATGAGGACGTGTGTCCCAGCCCAGAGGAGCTGCGCCGGATGCGGAATTACTACTTCGCCCATAACGGCGTCTGTTCCTGTGGCCGGGAGGAGGAAGACCATGGCGATATCTGACGAGGCCCTGATGCAATGCGCGCGCCGCCTCTGGGGCGCTATAGCCGAGCGCGGGGTGCTGGACTACCGCCAGGCGCTCTTCAAGGGTGACGAGGCCGAAGCCCGCGCCATCGAGAAGCAGATGGACGTCATGGGCTACGGCGAATACATGCCGAAGCTCCGCGAGAACACCGAGCGATTCAGGCGAGCCGTCGATGCCGAGATCCGGCGCGACCCGAAGAAGCGCCGCCGCGTGATCGACTGCCCGGCCTGCGGATCCAAGCGCCGCTGTGAGATCATCCGCCGCAGGACCGCGCTCTCCGCGATCTGCTACGCCTGCGGCATTCGCTACCATTTCCCCGTGTGGAGACTGAAAGAGGAGGAAACAGATGCTTAACATTCTTGTGCTTCAGGGCCGTCTGACCCGCGACCCGGAGATCCGCACCACGCAGAGCGGTTCGACCGTGGCGGGCTTCACCCTTGCCGTGGATCGGGACTACCAGCCCGGCGGCAGCGAGAAGAAGACCGACTTTGTGGACTGCTCCGCCTGGCGTGCCACCGCCGGATTCATCGAGCGGAACTTCCACAAGGGCAATCTCATCATCGTGCGCGGCCAGCTCCAGTCCCGCAAGTGGCAGGACAAGAACGGCCAGACCCGCGTGAGCTGGGAGTGCCAGGTGGAGGACGCTTGGTTCTGCGGCGACCGGCAGGACCGCCCCGCCGTGGATGTGCAGCCGCCCATGGAGGAGCTGCCGGACGGCGAAGGCGGCGAACTCCCTTTTGATTGTGGGTTACGCTACCCACCAAAAGGCGTGGAGGAAACATGAACGAACTCTGGAAACCTATCCCCGGATACGAGGGGATCTACGAAGCGTCAAACCTTGGGCGCATTAGAACAGCACCGGGGAAAACGACGGCCAATGCGCGGTATAACGTGCGGGTGTGGAAGTCTCGCGTTTTGAAACCAAAGCGAGGAATATGCAAGAAGCGGCAGGACCTTCGCGTTTCTCTTTGGAAAGATGGAGCTGTCAAGTATCATCTTGTGTCTCGTCTCGTTGCAGCGGCTTGGATTGGCACGCCGGAACCCGGTATGACGGTGAACCACATCAACGGGATTTGGCTTGATAACAGCGTGGAGAATCTTGAATGGGTATCTCTTTCTGAGAACATCAAAAAAGGATTCGAGACAGGATTATATGCTGCGACATGCTGCCCCATAACGCTAATCGCAGAAAGCGGGGACGCGCTTTGCTTCCGCTCGCAGGCAATGGCGAGTAGATTCCTCGGTAGAAATGAGAAGTATATAAACAACCAGCTTCGCGCTGGCAGGCGATTAGCTTGTGATGCAAACGGCGTGGAGTACATCATCCGGGAAGGAGCGACCGCATGAAAACCCTGCACTTTGACCCCATGACCCACACCTACACCCTCGACGGTGAGCGCCTCCCGAGCGTGACGGAGATCCTCGCGCCCATCACCGCCGGAAAGTATCCGGCTGGCGCTGGCGTGATCCAGCAGGCCGCGGCGAGAGGCACCCGCGTCCACGAGCTGTGCGCCCTGTACGACATGGACGCGCTGCCGGACACCTTCGAGGGTGAGCTTGTGCCCTATGTGCAGGCGTGGGCGGACTTCTGCCGGGACTACTCTCCCGAGTGGCTATACATCGAGCAGCCGCTGTACCTCGACGCGCCGAAGAATTTTGCCTTTGCCGGGACGGTTGACCGGATCGGCGTGATCGACGGGCGGACCGTGATTGTGGACATCAAGACCGCGCAGAGCATGGACAGGGCCGCGAAAGTGGCGCTTGCCTGTCAGCTTTCCGGGTATCAGCTCCTTTCTTCCGACCTTGATACCGGCGGCAGGCTCGACGGGGAAAACTTCGGTGTCCAGTTGATGAAGGACGGCAACTATCGCATCCACAGAGCCTGCGACATCGCAGAAAAATACGGCTTTTCCCCCTTCGCTTATTTCAACGCCCTTTTGAATCTGCACAAAGTAGTGAAAGGATATTGACATGGAAAACCTGATCGTATACGAGGCGAGCCGCGCCCTCGCCGATCCCAAGCGCGGCAACTATGAACTGCAGCTCGGAGGCAATACCGTCCAGCTCACCCGCGGTACGGACTTCGCCAACCCCACGCTGAAAAACGGCAAGAAAGCCTTTAATCAGCCCATCTTGCAGAAGAGCGGCGCGGAGAAGATCGCCTTCGGCTTCGGTTTGCTGCAGCAGTATGAGCTCGTCAGCAAGACCGAATCCTCCGACTTCTACGCCTACACGGTCCGCTGTGACCTCGTGAAGCTCGGCCCGAACGGGGAGAAGATCGTCGTCTCCAACTCCTACGGCCACGCCAACACCGCCGAGGCCCGCAACGGTTTCAAGGCCGCGTCGGATGCGGCGAACGGCACGCTCAAGATGGCGCAGAAGCGCGCCCTTGTCGGTGCGGCGCTCGCGATCTCCGGCCTCTCCGACCTCTTCACGCAGGACATCGAGAACGAGGGCTTCATGGCCGAGGCGGCAAGCATCACCCAGAAGAAGGACGATGACCCCATCTCCTCCAAGCAGATCCAGCGCATCTATGCCCTTGCCGGTTCCCTCGGCATGACTACCCCGGAGGCAAAGAAGCTCATCATCTCCATGGGCTATGCCAGCACCAAGGACATCAAGGTCAAGGACTATGACAGCGTGATCGAGGCCGTGAAGAAAGCGGCGGAAAAAGATGGATGAACCCTGCCCGCTCTGCGGCGGCAAAGGCGTGATCCTGTCGACGTCGGAGGGCGGCGTGCTCTGGTCCCGGCCCTGCAAATGCATGGAGATCCGTGCCGCCCGCAAGCGTCTCGAAAGCTCCGGCCTCGGCGATCTGCTCGATAGCTGCACGCTCAAGAACTTCCAGACCCCCGATGACTGGACGCGCAAGGCGCTCGAGACCGCCGTCGACTACTGCCGCAACGGGCGCGGCTCCTGGCTCTACATATCCGGCCCGCCCGGCGTCGGCAAGACCCATCTCTGCACCGCTGTCTGCCGCTACCTCTTGAAGAAGGGAGCGCCGGTCCGCTACATGCTCTGGCGGGAGGATGCCCCGAAGCTCAAGGCTCTCGTGAACGACGCCGCCGCCTATGAGGCCGCGTTCCGGGAGTTGGCGGAGATCCCCGTCCTGTACATTGACGACTTTTTCAAGCAGCGCGGTGAGCCGAGTGCTGGCGACGTGAACCTCGCTTTCGCTCTGTTAAACAGCCGGTACAACGCCAAGGGGAAGCGGACCATACTTTCGTCCGAACTGCCGCTCAGAGCCGTGCAGAACATCGACCCCGCAATATCCAGCCGCATCTGGCAGCGGGCAAAGGGCTACACCCTCAACGCCCCGCCGGACGCGGCCAACTGGAGGACTAAGCAAGCATGAAGACCTATTTCCGGGCGCTGCCATCGACGACCATCATCTACGGCCCGCGTCAGAAGCTCGCGGAAGCCTGCCCCTGCCGTAACTGTGACGAGCGGCGGCAGAGCTGCCACACCGAATGCGAGAAGTACAAAACATGGCGCGCCGAGTACGACGCCGACAAGGACGGCGCGAAGAAAGCACAGAGCATGACCGCCATTCTGAATGACTATGTGGTGGAGGGCAAACGGAAGATGCGCAGTCGCGCCGATAGCGCCGCAAAGCGGAGGAGGAACCGGAATGAATAAGCCCCGCTCCTGGTCCTACATGATCCCCGGTCCGCCGATCACCAAGAAGAACAGCCAGCAGATCGTCCGGGCGGGCGGTCCGAACGGCAGGCCCTTTTTGAAGCAGGGCAAGCGCTATCTCGACTATGAGAGCCGCGCAGCCTACTTCCTCTCCCCCAAGCCGCCGGAGCCGATCGCCTACCCCTGCCGCGTCACCTGCGTCTACTACATGGACACCCGCCGCCGGGTGGATCTCACGAACCTGATGGCCGCGACGCACGACATCCTCACGCTCTACCGCATCATCGCCGACGATAACCGCGACATCGTGGCAAGCGTGGATGGCTCGCGCGTCTACTACGACAAAATGAATCCCCGTGTGGAGGTCTTTATCGAACCGCTCGACGAGGCTGTCGAAGCCTACGAGCAATGGAAAAAGGAGAAGAAAGATGCCCGCTGATTACAACGCCTATGTCAAAAACGCCGGGATCACCAACCGCCAGATGGTGGCGGAGCTCCGGCGCTACTACCCCAAGTACGGGAAGCCAACGCAGACGATGATCTGCAATCCCTCCAAGTACGCCGTGCAGCTCACTCCCGAAGCCGAGGCCATCCTGCGCCTTGCCTTCGGCACCCACCCCGGCCTGTCGGATTCGGTGTGGGACGGCAAGACCGAGCTGCCCAAGCCCCGCCGTCAGGAGCACCGCCGCAAGGGGAACAAGCTGACCGTCCGGCTGGACGATTCGCTCTTCGACCAGCTCTGCGCCATGTACAACCGCACGGCCTTCGCCTCCATGCAGGACATGGTGGAGGCGGCGATCGTGGAATTCCTCAACAAAAGGAATGAAAATCGGTCTTATTGATGTAGACGGGCACCACTTTCCAAACCTCGCCCTGATGCGGATCAGCGCATACCACAAAGCGCGAGGCGACGAGGTCGTGTGGTGGTGGAGTGACTTTGAGCACTACGACATTGTCTACATGAGCAAGATCTTCTCCGATGCCTACAGCAAGGACGTGCCGGAGCCGATGAACGCCGACAAGGTGATTAAGGGCGGGACGGGGTACTGCATTAGCTTGGGGCCGGATGGCAAGGAACACTTCGACCAAAGTAAGAACCATTCTCTCCCGCCGGAGATGGAGAAGATGTTTCCCGATTATTCGATCTACCCGGAGTTTAAGTTTGCTGTATCTCTCACGTCTCGTGGATGCCCACGCGGCTGTGCATTCTGTCACGTCGCCGCGAAAGAAGGCAGGTGCTCATACAAAACCGGAGACGTCAAGGATTTCTGGAACGGGCAGAAGGAAATCAAGGTGCTCGACCCGAACATCACGGCCTGCCGAGAAAAGCGGGATCTCATGCAGCAGTACCGGGAGACCGGTGCCTGGATAGACTTCACACAGGGAATTGATATACGGCTGACGAACGAGGCTGATATAGACGATCTGAACCACATGAAAATCAAGCGCCTTCACTTCGCGTGGGATAATCCGGCTGACGATCTTGAAGAAAAGTTCCGGCAGTTCAGCGACTTGTTCACCATCAAAGACTACAGGCGCAAGATGGTGTATTGCCTGACAAACTTTGAAAACGTCTCCACGCAAGAACATATAGACCGGGCGCTCTTTCGGATATACCGGCTTCGGGACATGGGCTTCGATCCGTACTGTATGGTGTACAACAAGCCGAACGCCCCAAGGGAATTGCGCCGTTTGCAGAGATGGTGCAACAGCAAGTTTATCTTTAAGAGCTGTCCTCGATTTGAGGACTACAAATAACTTCTCATATATTTAATAGAAGGGAGACGCCATGATCATCGACGCTATTCTAAAGCCCGTGGACAACTACTGGAAAAAACAGTACAACGCCGAGCGCATCCGCCGCCAGCGTGCCGAGGCCGACGCCAAGTGCTACAAGGACGAGGCGGATTACAACCACGAAACCCTCGCCATCGTCTCGGACCGGGAGCTCAAGCAGGCCCGCGCCATCGAGGCGTATAACAAGGAAGTCGCCGAGCTAAAGCAGCGGCTCAAGGACCGGGAGACGGAGCTTTCCATGACCCGGCAGCTCCTGGACGCGGAGCGCCGCGCCAGCAAGGCATACCAGCTCAGCGAGCGGCTGTGGCAGGCCAGCAAGGCCAAGGAGGGTGCATGACAGACGGGAAGAAATACCGGGAGCTTATCGAACGCCTGCGCGGCGAGGCCGCATGCTACCCCGACGACTGCGACTACTGCTCCGCCGAGGGGAAGTGCCGCTGCCAGCGCATCGGGCAGGCGTGCGACGCTGCCGAGGAACTGCTGACCGGCCTCGAGGCGGCGGAGAAGGAGCTGAAGCTCTGCCGCAACGAGCTCTGCCTCCGCTGCGGGGACTACATCCACGCGCACGAGGGCTGGTGCAACGGGTGCCGCTGGCAGAAGGCGGCGGAATGACAAGGGGGGAGCACATGCGGGAGGCCCGGCTCAAAGCCGGGCTGACCCTCCGGGAGCTGGGCAGCATCAGCGGCGTGCAGTTCGGCACGATCAACCGGATCGAGACCGGGCGCAACAACGGCAGCATCCAGACCATCGAGCTGCTCGCCGACGCCCTCGGCCTGACCATCGACGAATACACCGGCCACGAAAGGAGAAGCGAATGAAAGACATATGGGCCTATGACCCTGACATCTGCGACGGGGACTACTGTCCCATGAACTGCGACATCTGCCCCAAGCGCGAACTGGTCTTGGAAAAGCAGGAGGAAGACGATGACAATATCGGAACGGATCGCGGCTAATGCCCGTTGGCTTTGCCGGCATCAGGGAAAGAATATAGGCGAGATGGAGGCGGCTGTCGGCGTTTCGACCGGCTATCTGTCCCGCGTGAAAGGAAAGGTCATGCTGCGTATCGACATCGGCTATGCGCTGGCTGAGTATTTAGGCGTGAGCATGGACGATCTGGTTGCACCGTCTCTGGCTAAACGGGCGCGTATTGCGGAACTGGAAACCGAGCTTGCCGAATTAAGGAGGGATAGGGATGCCTGAGTACATCGACCGCGAGGCGGTGCTTGGAATGCTCAAGCAGGAGTGTTCCCCAATGGTATTTGCGTATCTTGCCGATCTGGTGAACGACATCCCCGCCGCTGATGTCGCATCGGGGCGAGATTATCGGGATTGCCGCAACGAACTGTGCTTGCGGTGTGGTCAATACAAAGAAAAGCATCTGGGTGCTTGCAATGGGTGCAGATGGGAACATTAACGATAAGACCGATAATCTTGCGTGAAGCAAATGCATATGTGGCTCAAAACCATCGCCATAATATGCCAACTACTGGGCATAAATGGTCTTTAGCTTGCTACGATGGTGATAGGTTATGCGGCGTTGCGATAGCTGGCCAACCAATTGCGCGAAAACTGGATGACGGATTAACAATTGAGGTGCGCCGAGTATGCACGGATGGCACATACAATGCTTGTTCAAAACTGTATGGGGCTTGCGCGAGAGTAGCAAAAGAGATGGGATACAAGCGAATCATTACCTATACGCTTCAATCAGAACCCGGCACAAGCCTCAAGGCAAGCGGTTGGATGGATTGCGGCGATGCGGGTGGGGTATCGTGGAATATGCCGAGCAGGCCGCGAGAGGAGTATCAAGAAACACTTTTCGGTATTGAGCGCAAATATCCAAACGAAAGGAAAAGACGATGGGAAAAACAACTGAATTCATAGACCGCGAGAAAGCGAGAGCTATTGTTTGTTCGCTTTGCCGCTGGGAGGGAACTTCTAACTGTAATGAATGCGAACATCCAATAGAAGACATCCACGCCGCTGATGTGCGGCCTGTGGTGCTGTGCCGGGATTGTAAACACGCAGACTTCGCGGGAATGGGAAACGGCGCTGTCTGGTGCTACAAGATGGAACGAGCCATGCAAGGAGAAGACTTCTGCTCTTACGGCGAAAAGAGGGAGGAAAGCTGATGTATGACGAACTGATTGCGGAACTGCGGCAGCATCATTGTGATGCTAAAGAGGATGATACACAAGAAGTCTGCGAAGAATGTGCTTATGATGTGATTATA